CTTATACTTTTCAAAAGTACGGAGTCCACCCAATCCGAGCATACCCATGAGTACAGTCATAAGACTACCCATATCAAAGGTAGGCAGTTCAGGTATCTGTACATTAAGATAAGCACATACAAATATAGTTATTGGTGCAAGGACAAAGTGCCAACACAACGCAATGCCACAAGTCCAACCAATGAAAGGTCGCCACCCTGCAACAAAGATAGACTTGTGCTGTGCTTCAGCTTTGTTAATTTCAATTTGACCTTTAGCTAATTCTTGTGCGTGTTTCTCTGCCATAGTAGCAAGATCATGTGCCAATTTATTCTTGACATCTTTATCTTCTATGAACTTTCCAACAAGTTTACTTACTGGACCTATTAGTGCTGTCAACATGAGTTACCTCCTTATGTTCATGACCTACCCATATACCAAAGATACCTGTCATAGCACCCATAACCACAGACACAAAAGCTGATTGAGGTGCAGTTGGATCATCTAATGACATAAACCATTCGCTGCATCTCCAACACATAGCTGTAGATATAAGCATCATAAATCGTGGCAGTATCTTCCACTTTAAAAATTGTTCTACTGTTACCATAGTCTTATCGTTTCATTTACATTAACCAATTTACAAAAACATTGATAGTCTTTTTGTTCTTCACCGATTTTAATTGTTTGTTTATGTAGGAATTTTTTAAAATAATCACAGCTATTTACACTAGCAAAATGTAATGTTCCTGATGGTGCGCCTGATAAATAGCACATCAAAAGGAACGCAGGTTTCATCTCACTAACAAACCTATTAAAAGAATAATTGCTGTACCTGAAGTGCCAATCATTATGTGTTCTATTCTTTTAATGCGAAGTATTGTCTCTTTCCATCTCTCTGCACACACAGCTTCATGTGTATCAACTTGTGCTTTCAATTCTGTAACAGTTAATTTAGGCATATACTCTAATAAAACTCCCAACATAGCAGTTATGCTAGGTCTCCAAAAAAAGTGTGTCTAACTTCCCAATCAATAAAAGTTGCATTTGTAGTAGCATCTCCATACCAATTCTCACACTCTGCTGTTGTTGTGGTACAAGTATCAACTTCAGCAAAATGACCATCAGAGTTACCTGCTGTAACACCACCTCTAATATTCTGATTCGGTACATAAGTTACATTGCTAAATGGATTAGTATAGTGTAAACCATAATCTCCAGTTCCATCATCATCAATAGAACTCATATTTAATGAATCAGTAATACCATTTCCTGCACTTACTTTAAATGCCCATGCCTTACACAACCCTTGCTGAAGATTAGTTGTCTTACCAGTTGAACCACTAGCTGTAACCCCTGCTTCACCATGTATAGCAGTAGAGCCACTTGTCATTAACCTTGCTAAATCAGATGCTTTACTCATGCTAAATCTCCGTGAATTGTGCAGGTGGTATGGTCTAAATCCAATGCACTATTAGAACTATCTCTAGTTCTTTGCCTTAAAGATGTAGTCGCAACACCATTACTTCCTGTATTATTTTGACTAGCACCCCCATAAACATAAGAATAAGAAGTATTATCCATAGTTGCCGATAATGCGACAGTATATTCTCCAGTTCCATGATCGGTTACAGATCCACCATTAAATGAATCATGTAAAGCAGGAGTTCCTGTTCCATCTAATTGCCACCATGCTCTAGCTGTTCCATTATGAACCATGCTTAAAGCAGTAGAGTTATTACTACTTGCATCTGTTAATGTGTCTACTCTTAATATACTTGCCATTATGCTAAATCTCCATAAGAAAATATACTATGAAATGTGCCATCTTCACTTGCAAAACTACCATTTCCTAGAGCTGCTCTTACTGTTGAGCTTGTATGGTCATCATCTAATATCCAAGTTGAATAACCTGCTGCACCATCACCACCAGAATCAGCTAAAGGATATGTTGAAGTAGCATGATTTACAGTTAAAGTAAATAATGTACCTCCTGTAGCTGCATCAGTTAAAGATGACATATTAAGACTATGACTATTAATAATTGCTGTTGATGAACTTGTACCATAACAAGCAAAGAATTTTGCCATTACATTTTGTAAGTTTGTTGTTGTACTATTTGTTGTAACCGCAACAGAACTTGCTGTGCTTACACCTGTAATTGTATCTACTTTTAATTGACTACCCATTATGCTAAATCTCCC